TTATGGTGTTAAACCAAAGTATGGTTCATACTGGATGGCTAGGAAAGGAGAACCTACTCCTATTGTGGACCTTAGTTGGTACACATCTGATAGGTTAATACGATTAGCAGAAATGTTTAATCGAGCAAGGTACGAAGGACTCTTTGTACCTAACATATCCAACTGTTCACTATGTGGATACACACAGCATTGTGAATGGTACAAGAAGGAAGAGGACAAGACGAATGTCTGAATCAAAAATACAGGTAAGTTTTAAATTACCTAACGGAACAATCCCTTTATTTCGTGGTGACACGATTGATGAAGTGGAAAAGTTAATGCAAGATGCTGCACTTTCAGCAACATTTGTTGGAAGTATGGAAGCATTCGCTGAAGCATGTGGTATTGGTAAGCCATCACCTCAACAAGCAACACCAACCCAAGCAATCAGCACAGTGGTCAACACATTAGGTGCAACACTAGTGTCTAATGGTGGCGGAGCAACACGTCATTGTTTACATGGCAAGATGACAGCCATTGAAGGCAATGGAAAGTTCGGATTGTACAAAGGATTCTTTTGTGCAGCACCTAAAGGTGCAACCGATAAGTGTGCAACTGTCTATCTTAAACCAAAAGATGCAGACTATAACAAGTTTGTACCAGATAGAGTCGCTAAGTGAGAACCCTTTATAGGGCAATTAGTGGTAAGGAAGTAGGGGGAGAACCACTCCCCCTCACTTTCAAATCTTTACAACAAAACGAAATTGTTTTACGTAGAGCAGAACTTAACCTAATTGCTGGTACTCCAGGTGCAGGTAAATCTTCTATTGCATTAGCAATAGCAGTACAAGCACAAGTACCAACGTTATATATGTCAGCAGATACTAACGCACACACAATGGGTATGCGTGTTGTTGCAATGGCAACAGGTATGACACAGTCAAATGCTGAACAGATATTAAAACAAGATAAAGATAGTGCTGAAAACATACTGAAACAATTTGATTACTTGCGTTGGTCTTTTGAATCAAGCCCAACACTTAGTGATATTGATGAGTCTGTTCAAGCATTTGAAACAACATGGGGCACAAGCCCCACACTTATTGTTATAGACAACCTAATGGATATAGCAATGGATGGACACGAAGAGTTCTCAGGTATGCGTGCTGCTATGAAAGAGTTGAAGTATCTTGCAAGAGATACCAATGCTTGTGTACTAGTACTGCACCATACTAAGGAAGGCTTTATTGGCACACCATGCCAACCAAGGTCAGCAATACAAGGATTGGTTAACCAAATCCCTGCACTGATATTAACTATTGGTCAAGAGATTATTGGTGAATCAATATATCTTTGTGTTGCAGCAGTGAAGAACAGATATGGTAGAGCAGATGCAACAGGTAATACATTTACTATGCTTTCATTTGACCCAGCATCTATGCAGTTGAAGGATGTTAAGACAAGTGATTGATGAAACCGAACAAGGCTATGTTGTTGTTAAGTGTGAACGATGTGGCATGGACGGTGGCATGGTTGCATATGGTTGGGCTATTCTATGTAGTCAATGTAAATCATTAGACGACAACGAATGGCATGAAGAATAATACAAGCGAAGATAAGGAAAACAAATGGCATTACCATACATTATAGTTAACGGTCGACTAACAGAAGACCCAGTAGTAAAAGAAATAAACGGAGAAACTGTATTAAATTACAGAGTGGCATCGAACCTTCGTAAACAAAACGAATCAGGTGAATGGGTAGATGTATCCACCACATACTTGGACGGAAGTATTTGGGGTGGTGCAGTTGCCAATGCAACCTTTAAGAAAGGTGATTCAGTAATCATTACTGGTACCTTGAAGCAACGCTCTTATGAAAACGATAAGGGTGAGAAGAGAACTGTTTATGAAATCAAAACAGAATCTATCGGACAAGCGTTAAAGAAGAACTAATGTCTAGCCCCAGCAAACGTAAAGGTTCACAGGCTGAACGTGAAGTTGTACAACATCTTGTACAACACGGTTGGAAGTATGCTGAACGACGTCTTGCTGGGGACATTAACGATAAAGGTGATGTGTCAGGTGTACGTGGTGTCTGCATTGAAATAAAGAACCATGCCAAAATGGATTTAGGTGGATGGTTACAAGAGTTACTAGTTGAGATAGTTAATGCTAAAGCAGAGACAGGTGCAGTAGTACATAAACGTAAAGGTAAATCAGATGTTGGTCAATGGTATGCAACTATGACTGTTGACATGTGGATTTATTTACTGAAGGAAGCAGGATATGGTGAGACGAAAACTACCAGACAAGGACTTACAGATTAAAGATGTTTTAATTCATTACGGATTAAAACTTCCAAACAAAAGTTATGGTAGGTTAAGTATCTTGTGTCCCTTTCATGGGGACAGTCGCAAGTCAGCAGTAGTAGACTTTGATACACAAAGTTTCTGTTGCTTTGCTTGCGATGTTAAAGGTGACGGATACGATTTAATTCAATACAAAGAAGGGATAGATTTTCGTGAGGCTATCAGTTTCGCAGAAAGAGTTTTTAATCAGAGCAGCACATCTCTACGCAAAAAACGTGGACAAAGCATTACCGTATTTGGAAGAGAGAGGACTATCCCCACAGGACGTAAGTCCGTTCCACCTGGGCGTCGTGGTAGAACCACTACCTAGTCATGAACAATTCATAGGAAGATTATCAATACCATACATAACAAGAAGTGGTGTAGTTGATATAAGATTTCGTGCCCTTGATAACACTGAACCAAAATACATGGGCATGACAGGTGCAGAAACAACATTGTTTAATGTTGAATCTTTATTCAAAGCAAAGAATTATATCTGCATTTGTGAAGGTGAAATGGATACAATAACAATGGCAACTAAGACGCAGCATCCTGCTGTCGGTGCACCAGGTGCTGCGTCATGGAAGACACACTACTCACGTATCTTTGAAGACTTTGATGTAGTACTAGTACTAGCAGATGGTGATGAAGCAGGGTTAGAGTTCGGCAAAAGAATACAACGAGCAGTAGCCAACGTAAGAATCCTACAAATGCCTGAAGGTGAAGATGTAAACAGCGTTGTTCTCAAGAAAGGAACACAGTATTTAGATGAACGAATCAGACAAGCAATTTGAATCTATCTTTGAATTATTAGAAGGTAAAGAAGTCAAAGAACCAGCAGTACAATTAAACAATGGAACAGTAGTGAACCTAATGGTGGCACTAGCAGATATGTATAACGAACTAGGTGAGATAGAAGGCACCGAGAACGTACGACTAGACATAGACTTATTAGCCACACTGCTACTGTCAGATGAGAATGAGATAGCCAAAGACAGATTGATTACTTGGCAAGCCAACATGCTAACCCATCAACTAGAGAAAGAAGTTAATGATGCAAAACATTGAGGATTTTAAATATGAATCCATTGCTATATACAACCAAGCATGGGAACTATTAGTAAAGAAACAATTAGACTATGGTCCAAAGAACATAGCCAACGCCCCAGGAGGACCACTCAATGGGCTACTAGTAAGAATGCATGACAAGATGGCAAGACTTAACCACCTAATCTATGAGGTTAAAGACACGCCACAGAACGAGTCCATAGAAGATTCATTTGTTGACCTGCTAAACTATTCAGCAATTGCTTTGATGGTGCTACGTGGCAAATGGTCAGGGGTTCCTAGTCAGCAGGACTGAAACATAACAACAAAAAAATAATGGACAAACCCTACATAAAAGATTACTCAACAATAGTCAGCCTCATATCTTACGAGTATTCTAAAAGATACAGGATGATAGACAGACAAGACATAAGTCAAGAACTATGGTTATGGTTTGCAACTAGACCTAACAAACTACGAGACTGGTATGACAACTTTGAATCAAAGGACAGAGATAAGTTAGTTGCCAAGTCTTTACGTAATGCTGCATTAAAGTTTTGTACAAAAGAAAAAGCCAAGTCAGCAGGATATGAAGTCACTGACAATTTTTATTATCAACCACAAATCATAGAAGAATTTTTACCATACATATTAAATGATTCTTATATGTTACCTGTTGGTGTTAATGATGTTAACTATAAACCAGATAGAAACTCTGTTGCTGAAAGCAACACATGGTTAGCAGTACGTGCAGATATATCTGAAGCATTTGAAACAATTGAAGAACGTCATCAAAATGTTTTAAGACTTAGATATAATTCTATCAACACAACATTAGAACAAGTTGGTAGTGAACTTAACATATCTCCTGATGCTGCACGTAAACGTGTAGACCGAGCCATCCAAGCAATGATAGATGAACTAGGTGGAAAGCGTCCTTACACAGAATATGACCATGGCAACCCAGAAGAGTAAAGCAGATTACAGAGGAATACCAACACCTACCTGCCCTAATTGTGGTTCTAATTGGTTTCGTATGACAGTGATGTTTGACGAAGTAGGATACATGCCCTCTGCATATGCCCTAGAAGACGCAGAATGCTACAAATGCGGGGCTTTAATCACCCCAGCAACCCCCTTAGATAGGGAACCATACCCACCATGCAAGGTTTGCCAAGAAGAAGAAGGCTTGGTTGACGGATACTGTTGGGATTGTGACCCATTAGATGAAGACTTCATAGGAGAATAATGATAGTACAATTAGAAACATGGGAATACGAATACGCTAGTACTATCGGTATCAGAAGATACACAAACAACTGGGGTAAACCAGATGCACCATACTATAATCCATTAAAGATGGAAGATAATAGAACAGCACTTGTTGCTGCAGCCATAGGTGAAATCGCTGTAGCCAAAGCCATCAACGAGTACTGGTCAGCCAGTATTTGGGAAGGTGCAGACCACAAAAAATATAAAGACTTACCAGATGTTGGAACTAATATAGAAGTAAGAAGAGTTAGAACACAAGATGGTCCTGCTGTTAGAGAAAAAGATTTAAAGAAAGAAGGACTGGTAATCTTTGGTGTTGTACCTATACCAAAAGAATTTAAAGAAGTAGAAATACTTGGTTGGATACCAGCACAAGAAGGATGGGACAAAGGAATACAAGCACAGTATGGTAGAATAATACCTAGAGATATCTTGTACCCTGTTGAACAATGGAAAAAATAATAGAAGAATTTATTAAACGAATAGAAGATTCTAAAATAGAATCTGAAACAGATGAGTGGTCAAAAGGTTTCAATGGTGGACTTGAGTGGGCTATCAGGATACTGAAGAAAGATAAGGCTGCTTACTAAAACAAAAAAAGCGGACCGTATATTGGGGATATACGGTCCGCTTTTCCTATATTAAATTGTG